GCAGAATGTACTGTTATCATGTCTAATGACCAAACAATTGATTCTATAACTGTTTCTAGTCAAGGATCTGGTTATTCTTATGGTAGTATTGATTTAGTTGCTGGTGGAGTTCCTACAGGAACTACTATACCTACATTTAATGTTATTATTCCACCTCAAGGAGGTCATGGATCTGATATCTATGAGGAATTAGGTGCTTATAATGTTCTTTTGTATTCTAGAATAGAAAATGATGTAGAAAATCCTGATTTTATCACTGGTAATCAAATAGCAAGAATTGGTGTGGTTCAAGATCCTAAAGGATTTGGATCAAATAATCTTTTATCATTAGATAAAGCAAGTGCAGTTCCTGCTCTTCGTTTAACTGGTGCAGGATATAGTTCTGCTACATTTAGTGCTGATTCATTAATTAAACAGACTATTGGAACAGGTTCTACTGCTTTAGGTAAGGTTATTAGTTATGATCAAAATACAGGAGTTTTGAAGTTCTGGCAAGACAGAACTATGGCAGGATTTAATACGGTTGGTACTGCACAAACAAATCCTCCTTATGGATATAATTTAAACCAATTTACCAGCACTCCAAGTGGCAATGGCAGTCTCACTATTGTTCCTTCTACGGGGTCTAATTTAGCGATAGATACGTCCTTCACAGGTGTCTCAACCGTAATAAATAGTAAGACGTATTACCTTGGTCAAACTTTTAGTAATGGTATTGCTAATCCAGAATCTAAAAAGTATTCTGGCAACATAATTTATGTTGATAATAGACCATCTATTACACGGTCACTAAACCAAAAAGAAGATATCAAAGTTATTTTGCAGTTCTAAAAAATCATGCCACAGCAAACGAATTTAAACGTATCGCCATATTTTGACGACTATTCTGATGATAGTGGTTATCATAAGGTACTGTTTAAACCTGGAACTCCTGTTCAGGCGAGAGAACTTAATAATCTCCAATCTATTTTACAAAATCAGATTGAAAAGTTTGGGCAACATTTTTTTAAGGAAGGTGCAAAAGTAATACCTGGTAATACTGGTTATAATAAACTTTATTATTGCATTCAATTACAGAACACTTTTCAAGGAGTTCCTGTATCTGCATATGTTGATCAATTAGTTGGAACACAAATAACAGGAAGAACATCTGGTGTGACTGCAGTTGTAGACAATGTTTTATTATCAGAAGATTCTGAAAGAGGAAATTTAACCCTATATGTTGCTTATGTTGGTTCAAGTACATCAAATAATTCAACACAAACATTTGCTGATGGTGAAGAATTAACGACTAATGCACTTATTAGTTCTGGTTTATTGGGTAATAGTAGTATTACTCCTGGAAGTCCATTTGCAATAACAATAGCACAAAATGCTGCTGCAACAGGATCTTGTTTCCAAATACAAGAAGGTGTTTATTTTATTAGAGGACAATTTGTTAAAGTAGAACAACAAACTCTTATATTAGAGCAGTATAATAATCAAGCAAATTATAGAGTTGGTTTAGCAGTAAATGAAGAGATTATAAACTCCGATATGGATGAAACCCTGAATGATAATTCACAGGGATTTAATAACTATTCTGCTCCAGGTGCTGATAGATTAAAAATTACTCTTTCATTATTTAAGAAACCATTAGATGATTTTGATGATAATGCTTTTGTTGAAGAGGCAGAAGTTGTTGAAGGTGTTCTTAAGTCTAAAGTAAAGACTAGTGCATATAAAGGTCTTTCTGATGAACTTGCACGTAGAACTTATGATGAGTCTGGAAACTACTATGTAAAACCATTTAATATTACTACTAGAGATTCATTAAATGATAATGTTGGTAATAGAGGTATATTTAAGGAAGGTCAGTTTACATACAGTGGAACCATACCTGCGGAAGATCTTGCTGTTTACAAACTTTCTCCAGGTAAAGCATATGTAAGAGGATATGAGATAGAAACTACATCTCCTGTCTTTTTAGATTGCCCAAAACCAAGAACAACAAAGACTTTAGAAGGTCAAAATATAATATACAACACTGGAGCAACATTAAAATTAAATAGAACTTATGGTAATCCTACTATAGGTATAGGTAATACTTATATTTTGAGTTTAAGGGATCAAAGAGGAGGTGCTGATCAAACAGCAGTTCCTGGATCTGAAATTGGTCTTGCAAGGGTTTATGATTATAGTTTAGAAACTGGATCATATAATGCTGTATCTAGATTAAATCAGTGGGATTTATCTCTATATGATGTTCAGACAGTTACTAAAATAAGTTTAAACCAACCTGTCACTAGTTTACCTACACCTACTTTTATAGAGGGTGCTAATAGTGGAGCAACTGCATTTCTTAAAGATGCTGTTACTAATAGTGCTGCCTTAAATCTTTATGAAAGAGAAGGTGATTTTATAGAAAATGAAGCATTAATATTCAATGGAATTCAGAATGGTAGAGTTGCAATTGCAATTACTGCATATGGTATTTCTGATGTAAAATCAGTATTTGCTACAAATGATGGAACAGTTGGGACTGCAGGAACATTTAGTGCGGATGTTATTCAGTCTCCATCACTCTTTGTTGGAATTGCAACTATTACTGCTGCTTCAGGTGGAGTAAGTACTGTAACTAGTGCAAGTAGTGATATATTTCCTGGTAGTGGACTAGTAAAGGTAAATAATTTAGTCCAATTCAGTAATCCTGCCAAGTCTAATGATCCAACATATGGAAGAATAACGGTTGTTGGAGAATCTTCTATTACAATTGCTAATGTTGCAGACGTAGATGGAATTGCAAATGGTAGTTTGCCAACTGTAGCAAGAGAAGTAACAGATTTACAAGTTTTAACTACAAATTTAGCCGCATCTTCTGATAATACATTATTCACAAGACTTCCAAAAGATAATATATCAAATGTAGATTTAACTAATGCAAGTCTTTCTATAAGAAGAGTATTTACTGTTAATATTGTAAACAATAAGTTAGCACAATCAGTATCTGCTGGATCTAGTGAATTCTTCACTCCTTTTGACGAGGAAAGATACTCATTAGTTCGTGTTGATGGTAGCACAGAACCATTAGTAGATGATCAAATAGAAATTAGTATGGATGGAAAGGCACTCCAAATTTATAATTTAGGTGATGATGATGCAGGTGCTCAATTAACAGCAACACTTACAAAACAAAAACCAAAAGCAAAGAAAAAGATTAAGGACAGAGTTAATAGTATTATTGTCGATAAATCTACAAATCCAGCATCTGGTATTGGATCTACTACAGCCAATGATGGATTAACCTATGGTGCTTATCCATATGGAACTAGGGTACAAGATAAACTTTTATCATTGGGTTCTCCTGATGTTATGAAGATTCATGGAATATATGAATCTTCTGCTTTAGAAGTACCATCTGCACCAAAGATGGTTCTTTCTGATATTAATAGTCAATCTACAACTACTACTGAACTAACAGTTGGAGAACATCTAGTTGGGCAGAATAGTGGGGCAGTAGCAATTTATGCAGAAAGATTAACAGATAGTCAAATCACATTCATTTATAAGAATGATTTTATATTTGCTGAAGGTGAAACAGTAATATTCCAAGAGTCTCAAATTCAAGGAGTTGTTACTACATTAGATGCAACTAGTTTTGAGATAGGTGGAGAATATACATTTAGCACTGGTCAAGAGAAAACGATTTATGATTATGGTTCTATAACAAGAAGATTGGAAGCAGAAGCACCTAATAAGAAAATTAAAGTTTATTTTGAAAGTGCATACTATGATTCTACTGATGATGGTGATATTACTACAGTAAATTCTTATGAGAATTTTGATTATGCTGGAGATATCATGGGAATTGATGGTATTTCTAATGCAGATATTATTGATATTAGACCTAGAGTTGCAGATTATATTGTTTCTGAAAGTACTAGATCTCCATTAGAATTTTATGGAAGAACATTTAATAATGAGGGTCAGAGTGCTACTAATATTTTAGCATCTGATGAAGCTATTATTGCTTCTTTCTCACATTATCTTGGAAGAATTGATAGAATTTTCTTAACAAAGACTGGAGAATTTCAAGTTAAATATGGTGCTCCTGCAGAAAAACCAGATAAACCAGGTAATGTAGATGCTGCTATTGAGGTGGCAACTATAAATTTACCACCATATCTCTATAATCCTGAACAAGCAGATATTCGTGCTCATGAATATAAGAGATTCCAAATGGTTGACATTAAGAATCTTGAGAATAGAATTAAGAATTTAGAATATTATACTGCATTAACTCTATTAGAAACTAATACTGCTAATTTATTTGTTGCTGATGCTGATGGACTTAATAGATTTAAATCAGGATTCTTCGTTGATAACTTTGATTCCTTCTTACCACAAGAAGATAGATTAGGTATTAAGAATAGTATTGATAGATCATATAAGGAAGTTAGACCAAAGCATTATACTAATTCTGTAGATTTGATTTTTGGTCCTGTAACTGATGTTGACCCTGCAACTGATTTGGCATTTAGTTCAATTGAGGGTATTAATGTAAGAAAAACTAATGATGCTATAACTTTAGATTATGCTGATGTTGAGTGGTTAAAACAGAGTTTTGCAACAAGAACTGAAAGTGTAACACCTTTCCTTATTAGTTTCTGGCAAGGAACAGTAGAATTAACTCCTGCAAGTGATAACTGGGTAGATACTGTTAAATTAGATGCAAAAGTTATACAGACTGAAGGTAACTATGCAGAAACAATGGCAGCAGCAAGTAGAAACTTTGGAGTAGATCCTCAAAGTGGATTTGCACCT